ATGCGAAAGACCTTGAACTATGCCGCATGGGTAAAGGCGGTAAGACCAAGAGTAAGGTCAATGAAGCAGGTAATTATACTAAACCCAGTATGCGTAAGCGTCTGTTTAATAAGATTAAAGCTGGCAGCAAAGGTGGCAAACCAGGGCAGTGGTCAGCTCGTAAGGCCCAAATGTTGGCAAAACAATACAAGGCAGCAGGGGGTGGATATAAAGATTAATGGCACTGAAGAAGTCGCAGAAAAGCCTCAAGTCTTGGACAAAGCAGAAATGGCGTACTAAAAGTGGCAAGCCGTCTACTCAAGGTTCTAATGCGACTGGTGAGCGGTATCTACCTTCTTCGGCTATTAAGTCTCTTAGCAGCAGTGAGTATGCAGCTACCACACGAGCAAAACGACAAGGCACTAAGGCAGGTAAGCAGCATGTGGCTCAACCTAAAAAAATTGCAAAGAAAACCAAACGACACAGAAGTGTAGTTACATAGGACAAGATCATGGCAGTAGTAACACCAGACCTACCAGAAATATTTGAGGAAGCCTACGAACGGGCGGGTCTTGAGATGCGTTCTGGTTATGACCTTAAAACTGCACGTCGAAGTTTAAACCTTCTAACACTGGAGTGGCAAAACCGTGGCCTTAATCTCTTTACCATTGAAGCTGGCACGTTATCTATTACGGCTGGCACAGCGACTTACACGCTACCTACGGACACAATTGACCTCATTGAGCATCAAGTTAGGACTGGCACAGGCACCAATCAAATCGACACCTCGCTCGAAAGGATCAGTGTCTCGACCTACGCCCAGCAAACAAACAAAAACACGCAAGGCAGGCCGACCCAAATCTACGTCCAAAGGCTCCCAACGGAAGTCAAAGTAACACTATGGCCTGTGCCTGACTCAACGACGACTTACACACTTTCGTATTACAGGTTAAAAGGGATTGATGGTCTTTCATCTGGGATAGGTTCAACTGTATCTTCTGTGCCGCCGCGCTTTGTCCCAGCGTTGGTTGCGGGTCTGTCTTATTATACAGCCATGAAGAAACCACAAGTTGCTGACAGAGTTTCTGCTTTAAAACAGGAATACGAGTTTCAGTTTCAGTTAGCTGCTGGAGAAGATGAGGAGACAGCATCCATCAAGTTTGTTCCGTATGATACATTCATGATAGGTGGTGCATGAGTTACGCAAGAGCAAAATACGCTTACGGATTCTGTGACAAGACAGGGTTTAGATACAAGTTAAAAGACCTTGTTCCAGAGTTTAACAATGGCGTTAAGACTGGTTTTCTTGTGGGTAAAGACGTTGTTGACCCAGACCAGCCACAGAACTTTCTAGGCAGAATAAAGATATTTGATCCACAGTCTTTGCGTGATCCAAGGCCAGACCCCCGCGTAGAACCCGCCACAGCGTCAGCTTTAGATTACAACCCGTTTTCTGTTAACGGAACAACTCTTGTTGTGACTGAGAATAATCACGGAAGATCAGGCACGGTTAGGTTTTACGGAGCCGAAGCTTTTGCTGGCATTAGTGCCTCTCTGTTCAACAGAGATTCTGGATATACAATTATTAGTTCTACTACGAACACATATACTGTAACATTAAGCCAATCAGCCACATCTGTAGAGACTGGTGGCGGCGCTAATGTTTATGCTGGCCCTGTAACTGAGACACCATAAGGAGACTAAAGATGCCTGCACCAAAGAAAAGACTTGGCAAAGGAAGCCAAAGACTAAAGTTTAAAGATGTTTCTCCGAAGGCGGAGAAGGAAGAGCAAGAGATGCTCAATAAAAAGGGGTACGGTGGCAAGATGAAAAAGAAGCCTGTTGCTATGAAAGGTGGCGGTATATTGGGCGCTTTAGGCGGTGGAAAGTGCCGTGGTATGGGCGCAGCAACTCGTGGCGGCAACTATATGAGAGATGGATAAGTTCAAATGAACTATTCTGAGTTAGTACAGGCGATCAAGGACTATACTGAGAACACAGAGACTACCTTTGTGTCTCAGATACCTACCTTTGTTGAGCAGACAGAACAGAAGATACACCGCACTGTGCTAATTCCAGAGTTGCGGAAAAACGTAACAGCCAACATGGCTGCAAACGATAGGTTTTTATCAAGACCCACTGACTTCCTGGCACCGTTTTCTATTGCGGTTATTGATGGCTCTGGTGACTATTCCTTCCTTCTTCCGAAGGATGTTAACTTTGTTAGGGAAGCTTACCCAAATAAAACAACAACTGGACTACCAAAATACTATGCAGAGTTTGATGGGGATGTTCAGTCTCCTGCATCATCTGGTCACTTCTTACTAGGGCCGACTCCTGATTCTGCATATGAAGTTCAATTGCACTATTACTTTGATCCGCCTTCAATAGTCACTACAAGCACTTCATGGCTTGGTGATAACGCAGAAGAAGCACTTTTGTATGGATCACTTCTTGAAGCTTATGTATTTATGAAGGGCGAAACTGATGTATTGGGGATGTATCAGCAGCGCTACTCTGAGGCCATGGAAAGGCTCATGGTTCTTGGTGAGGGGAGATTGAAGCGGGATGACTATAGAGATGGTCAAGTCCGAATGGAAATGTAAAGGAGACTTTAACTATGGCTTTTGATGGAAGCAGCTACATGTGTACGACCTTTAAGCAGGGTCTTCTTAACGGAGACTTTGACTTTAGTTCGGACACAACTCACGTTTTTAAGATTGCTCTGTATACAAGCAGCGCAACTGGCACAAACTTTGGCGGCGACAGCACTGATATGGATGAAACCGTAAAGTACTACAATGCTACAAACGAAGTAAGTTCGTCTACTTCAGGTGGGGCTAACGATTACGCAGCGGGTGGCGGTACGTTAACGATTTCAACTAACCCCACTACAAGTGGCACAACAGCGTATCTGAGCTTTGATAATGAAATCTTTACTGCGTCTACATTTACTGCGCGTGGTGCGTTGATCTACCGCTCTGATGGTTCTGCTCCGACAAACGATGCGGTTGCAGTACTAGACTTTACGGCGGATAAGACAGCGACAAACGGTGATTTCCAGATTTCGTTCCCAACTGCTGGAGCTTCAACTGCTATTATTCGTATTGCGTAAGTAAACATTTAGGAGAGTGGTGCGATGGCATTAGTTGTTAAGGATCGTGTAAAACAAACCACCTCTACAACAGGCACTGGTGCGCTTGATTTAGACGGTAACTCTGCGGGGTTCCAAACCTTTGGAACTGCATTGTCTAATGCAGACACGACCTATTATGCCCTAACTGAAGGTAGCACGGGTGCATGGGAAGTTGGGCTTGGAACCTTTGCAACGGGAACACCTAATACTCTTGCTCGTACAACGGTGCTTGCGAGTTCTAACTCAGGCTCTGCAGTAAATTTAACTGCAGGCGATGCGGATGTTTTCATTACTCAACCTGCGGGGAAATCAGCGCACTTCGATGCAAGCGGTAATCTAGTACTTAATCAAGACCCCGTTTCTAGTTTACAGGCCGCAACAAAACAGTATGTAGATACGATTGCAGCGGCTGGTCTACATTATCATGCGCCTGTTCGTGTAGAGCATCCAAGTAACCTGACTGCCACTTATGATAACGGAACGTCAGGTGTAGGTGCTACGCTTACTAACTCAGGCACTCAGGCTGTGCTTGTCCTTGACAGCGTGACTATGGTTGTAAGTGATCGTGTTCTTGTATCAAATCAGACCAACCAAGCTCATAATGGCGTTTATACGGTTACAAATATAGGGTCTGCATCAACCAACTGGGTGCTTACCCGTGCCACAGATGCTGACAGCTATGGCCCTTCTGATCCTGACGCGCTTGGTGAAGGTGACGCATTCTTTATCAAAGAAGGTAATACAAACGCAGGTCACCTAGATGTTATGACAACATCTGGAGAAATTGTTTTCGGCACAACTAACATTGTGTTTTCTGAAGTTGCTGAAACCACAGTTTACTCTGCAGGTAATGGCCTTACGCTTACAGGCACTACGTTTGCCGCAGGTGCGGGGACAGGCGTTACAGTTAATGCCAACGACATTGCAATTGGTCAGGCAGTAGGCACTGGAGACAACGTAACGTTTAACCAAGTTACTGCTGACCTAGTTGGCAATGCCACTACCGCCACTACTTGGGAAACCGCTAGAACAATAAGCCTTACTGGTGATGTGACTGGTTCAGCCACGGGTGTCAATGGTTCTGGCAATGTAAGTATCGCAACGACCGTTGCTGCAAATTCTGTGGCTCTTGGGACAGACACCACAGGGAATTACGTTGCGGACATTACTGCGGGTAACTTGATTGATGTATCGGGTGGTGGAAGTGAAACGGCTACCGTCACTGTCGCAGTAGATTTAAGTGAACTGACAACATCAACTACAGATGGAGATGGGGATTTCTTTGCTGTTGTTAACACCTCTAATGTTCAAAGAAAGCTGACCAAGGGCAACATCAACATCAGCGGCTTCAATAATGATGCTGGGTATACTACAAATGTGGGTGACATTACAGGTGTTACTGCGGGTAATTATGTTACGGGCGGCGGTACGTCTGGTACAGTTACGGTTAACGTTGATGCGACATCCGCAAATACGGCATCTAAAGTTGTGGCGCGGGATGCGTCAGGAAACTTCAGTGCGGGTACGATTACGGCATCACTTAGCGGAAACGTAACGGGCAATGTTACGGGTAACGTCACTGGTAATCTTACGGGGAATGCAGACAGTGCAACGGCTGCGTCAGACTCTGACACAGTAGACAGCCTACATGCCTCACAGTTTTTGCGTAGTGATGCGAATGATACTTACACAGGTGTCGTAACAGGCAATCAGTTACACGTTGGCGGAAGTCAGATCACTGCGTCTAGTGCCAAGCTACAGGTAAACGGGTTTCAACGAACAGGTACAATTTATCTACACCCAACCACAACACCTAGTAGCACAACGGGGTATGCGTTAGAAACAACTAGCGGTGCTGAATTACAATGGAATACGTCTAAAGTCTGGACTGCAGGCAACGATGGTACTGGCAGTGGCCTAGATGCTGATACAACTGATGGTTATCAGGCAAGTGAAAGCAGTACAGGAAGTACACTAGCTGCACGGAACAGTAGTGGCGATCTGTCTATGAGGTATGGCTTTAGTTCGTATCTGAACATGTCGCATTCATCTGCCACACGCAGTTCAGACACAATATTCTACTCCTCTACAGACAACTACCTACGCAAAAACAATGCGACAGGGTTTAAAACATCATTAGGCTTAAACTCTACGGATAGCCCATCATTTGCAGGGCTAAACATCAACGGTAATCTCAATGCCGTAGATAATATTTACCTTGCAAGCACTATGTACCACGAAGGCGACACAAATACTTATGTAAGTTTCGGCACGGATGTTGTAAACATTGGTACAGGCGGCGTTAGCAGGGTCTATGTTGACAACACAGGTGTACGTCTAGGCGATACAGGCAACGGCTACTTCCAACCTGTCTCTGGCACCTACGGCTCTATCCAGATTGATGGCGGTGCACATGGTGGCTGGGAAGGCTACAGCATTGGTGGTCGTGCTGTGTTTATGCATGACAATGCTTCTGGTATTGGTATTTATAACGATGTTGATAATGAATGGCTGTTTTATGGTGTCCGTAATGACTATACAGCTATGTATCATAATGGCACGTACCGAATAGCAACAAGCAGCACTGGGGTGAATGTAAATGGTGACGTAAATAGTCTTTCAGACATTCGCTACAAGAAGAACATTGAAACAATTGATAATGCACTAGACAAGGTGCAGTCCCTCAAAGGTGTGACATTTGATTGGGACAACGATGCGTTCAAGGAAACAGAACACTCTAAAAAGCC